TTAAAATGTATTGAAGAAACAGAAGAGATGTTGAGGGGAGAACAAAAACTCCCCCCAGCATCTCAGATGATTCGAAACATTGCAGTAGACCATTGGAAATCTCTAAAATCTTGGATAAAAGGTTCACAAGTAATAACAACACAAGAAGAAGCAGAGCGAAGATGGGAAATATGCAAACAATGTCCTCATCTTCTCTATGACCAAGTCAATCCTGATACGAATAAAAAAGATGGAAGATGTACACATTGTGGATGTTTCATGAATGTAAAGGTACATTATGCAGTTGCTGAATGTCCAATAGATAAATGGAAAAAAGATTGTGGTTGTCAAACTATGTGTAAATGTAAAGATGGGGATTGTGATGAATAAATTAACAAAAGATATATTAAAAGAAAAATTTGATGGTGAAAAGAATCTTGGTGATAAACCAATATTTATAGATTTCTATGCAGATTGGTGAGGTCCTTGTAGAATGTTTGAGCAGGTGCTCAATGATGTGTATCCGGATTATAAGGATAAGATAGATATGTATAAAGTTGATATAGAAGAAGAACAGGATATGGCTATTGCATTTGGTGCAAGATCTATTCCTTATATGTCTTTCATATCAAATGATGGTAAAGTTAATTCAGAAACTGGTTCTCTTACTAAAGATCAATTAAAATATTATTTAGAGGGGTTATTATCAAAATGAATAAAGAAGATTATCAATATGAATTTGGACAGCTGATAACAGAAAGTTCTCAATATAAAAGATACATTCGAAAAGTGGTTGAATTGGTTGATGACATAGACAATGATAAAAAACTTGGTGAAATGATACGAGAATATATCGAACTCGAATTTCCAAAATAATTAAAAAAAATGCTTGTTTTATATATCTAAAAAGATATATATTATAGGAAATGGTTATATGGTTTTATTTAAACCATAAATAATAAATACTAAACACTAAAACAATAGGAGAATATCAATGGATATTTCACAAATAAAAAGTCGGCTAACTCAGCTGCAAAATCAAACTTCAACCAAAGATAATTTTTGGAAACCAGAACCTGGTAAAACTCAAATAAGAATAGTACCTTATAAACATAATAAGGATAATCCTTTTATTGAGTTGTATTTCCATTATGGATTGGGTAAGAATAAAACTTATCTATCTCCAGTTTCTTTTGGTCGACCAGACCCAGTAAATGAATTTGCTGATAAACTTAAATCAACAGGTGATAAAGATGAATGGATTCAAGGTAAAAGACTTGAACCTAAAATGAGAACATTTGCTCCCGTAATTGTTCGTGGTAAAGAATCTGAAGGTGTTAAGTTTTGGGGATTTGGTAAAACAGTATATCAAGAACTATTAAGCATTATCGCAGATCCTGATTATGGTGATATTACAGATGCTATTAATGGTAGAGATGTATCGGTTGAACGAATTACTCCTGCAGAAGCTGGTAATCAGTATGGTAAAACTACAATTAGAGTTAAACCAAATCAAACTCCAATTACTGAAGATAAAGATTTACTTCAAAACCTTTTTGATAATCAATCAAACTTAACGGAGTTATACACTGAACCAAGTTATGATGATTTAAAAGAAGCTTTGGATAATTTCTTTAATCCATCAGAAGAAGGTAGTACTGATACATCTACAACATCTAATAATGTTTCAGCTACAACAACTCCAACTAAAAATGTTGGTGGTACTGCAAACAAATCAACATCTAATGTTGAAGATGCATTTGACCAGTTATTCAATAGTTAAATAAAAATGATGTGTGGTTGTTGAAGACGGGAATAAAACCGCCCGCCCGTTCATTCGAGAATGGTGTTAAAGTGTAACCGGACATAACCACACTCATCATAAGGAGAAATCAATGTCTAAAAAAGACGAATTAGCTGGCATAATTGCCGATGAATTAAATAAACAATTCAAACATCAAAAAGTTGCATACTTTCTTGATGAGGGTTTAAATCCTACTGATGTTACTGATTTCATTTCAACTGGTTCAACTATATTGGATTTAGCTATTTCCAATAGACCAAATGGTGGTGTTGCTGTAGGTAAGATTACTGAATTAAATGGTTTAGAAGGTAGTGGTAAATCTCTTATTGGTTCTCATTTATTAGCATCCACACAAAAGAAAGATGGTGTGGCTGTTTATATAGATACAGAATCAGCAGTATCTCAAGAGTTCTTAAGAGCTATTGGTGTGGATACAAGTAAAATGGTGTATGTTCATTTGGAAACTGTTGAAGAGATATTTGATACTATTGAAACAATTGTTACTAAAATCAGAGAATCTAATAAAGATAAATTGGTTACAATTTTAGTTGATAGTTTAGCAGCTGCATCTACAAAAGTAGAAATGGATGCTGACTTTGACAAGGATGGTTGGGCTACATCTAAAGCAATCGTTATAAGTAAGGCTATGAGAAAGATTACTCAAATGATTGCTCGACAAAAAGTTGCATTGGTTTTCACAAATCAATTACGACAAAAGTTGGGTGTAATGTTTGGAGATCCTTGGACTACATCAGGTGGTAAGGCTCTTCCATTCCATTCATCAACTCGTGTTCGTTTTAAAAATACAGGACAAATCAAAGATGGTAGTAAGAATACTATAGGTATCAAGATAAAAGGACAAGTGATTAAGAATCGTTTAGGTCCTCCAATGAGAACTGCTGAGTTTCCATTATATTTTGATACTGGTATTGCTGACTACGATAGTTGGTTGACTGTAATGAAAGAACACAAGATTGTTAAACAAGGTGGTTCTTGGTATACATTACAACATATAGATACAGATACAGGTGAAGTTCTTGATGAATATAAATTTCAATCTAAAGAATTTGAAAAACTTATGGATGATACTCCAGAGTTAAAACAGTATTGTTATGAGAGAATATGTGAAGCTTGTATCTTGAAATATGATTCCAAAGAACTTGGTATTGATGATGTTGTTGAAACTGATGAGGCGGTAGATGAACTCTAATGATAAGGTAAAACAAAGTTATAACTCATTCCTTGAGAATATACCTGAAAAACCAAAAACTCCAAGACTGAATGATAAGGTTTTGATTGTTGATGGTTTAAATACCTTCATTAGATCTTTTAGCGTCAATCCCTCAATTAATGATGATGGTGTACACATTGGTGGTTTAACAGGCTTTCTAAAATCAATTAGATATACGAT